CCGACTTCGTTATATACCGCATACTCAAGGTTTGATCCAACATATACCGCCTTCTCGGAATCGACAACTTGATGCGTGACGCTGTTGATCATATTGCCCGTGTCCCGTCTGTCTGCGGCAGCAATATTCGCTTTTGCATGCGACTCGCACTGGATCCCGATCGCCTCCAGCGCACGCTCGACCGCTTCTTCCGCAGCGTTCTGGACTTCGATTCTGTGAGATATTACTTCGACGTTCATAGGAACCTCAATCAATACCACATAACGAGATATTCTTCCTGCAATTCATCTTGATGATCGATAATATAATTTGCAGCAAATGATCCATAACCGCTGCACCACTCATAACCATTAGGCATTTTCCCTTCCGTAAACGATCCGTTATCAAGATTTACCGTAATCGGAACCGGAATGGTGCAATCTTCTACAAACCCGTCACAGGAGACTATATTTTCACTTCTTTTTATCCCTTTTAATCTTATCATAGTATTCGTCGCTCTCCCTGTGGTAATTAAAAATCCTGCTCGTTATAATATGTGCATCGTCCTGCGTGTAGCCTTGTTTCATGAGGTTTCTTTCATGTATCTCATGATCCAGCAGAGTATAATCGTGCTTCTGTATGTTCTTTCCATCGATTAAGCGTTGCCAAGATTCTGCCATTTGATAACTTGGCACAAAATATTCTGGTTTTCCATTTCCAAGATCATGCTTCTCCATGAAAATGTAGTTTTTAACTTCTTGAATATCATTTTCATTGTATCCGGTGTTCTTAGCTATCCGCTTTACATCTCCTGTCATTTTTCTGACAGATTCATAATACCGTTTCGCATGTCCCTTTGCCCGTGTGCTATCTGGATTCAGTGCACCGCTTCTAAGAACATATTGTGTGCTGTTTCTGACCTGCCTCGCTTTTGCTTTTTGCTGAGACCATTCGTCGTGATCATAATACTTTATCTGCTGGAATTCATCAAATGATTTCGGAGCATCTTTTTTGAGTAATTTTTTGTATTCGGCATACTGCTCTCTGTCACTTGTTTCATTTCGCGACATCTTGTATTCTGGCGACGTTCCATGATCGTTCTGCCATTCCTCGAACGTCATATCGCCCATCTTCGGAGACTCTTTTACGGTATCCCGCTCAAATCCTTTTACCCACGCGAGGAGCGTGCAGCGGCAGTTCCAGATCTCCTTCTGCGGAGCATTGCTTTCTCCGGTACAGTCTGCAGGGTAATATATCCTGTATCCGTCCGGAGTAAGGAACGGCTCGTCGACAGTCGTGCGCTGGCCGTGCATCATTCTATGGTCATGCCGCGTGCGGTGATCGAGCGTTGCGCTCCATTCGATCGTAAGGTCTATGCCCATGTCCTTTGCTCGCCGATAAGCGTCATATCTTCCTGCGTTCTGGGCGCTGGTCGCCATCGTCCGTGCATACCTTACCGCGGAATTGTAGTTCTTCACCGCGACTGCCTGCGATATCCTTCGAGCCATCTGCGGTATCGACTCGCCCTGCAGAATTGACTGCGTAAGGGCCGACTGAAGTTGCTGCTTGTTCCACTGCATATCCTTGTTCGCGGCGATCTTGGCAGCCTTCTGCGGACTTGGATCCGGCATAAGGATCTGATCCTCCCGCAGCAGTCTCTCGACCGTCTGCTTATCGTACATCGAATAGAAGGAGTCTATACCGCCGTCGTGTTCTACCTGATATGTCGCATAGTTGTGATTCAGGGCGTACACTTCCGGCTTATACCCCTGCGCGATGCTCCGAGCGATGTTGTTCGCATTGTGGTAATCCTGCGCGAGATTATCGCGCATTTCCTCCCAGCGCTTTCCCATCGCCATCTTCCGGAGCCGCCAGTCTTGGTAATCCTTCTTTGTGATCTTTCCTTCCTGCAGGAGCTTTCGCTTTCTCTCGTCTTCTTCCGCGAAGTCGGCCATGTATTTATTTAGTTTTGCCTGTACCTCTTTTCGAGCTTGATTGTACTCGTGTGCGACCTTTTTCTCCATCTCCGCGAGTAGCTTATCAGTCTGCTCGTGTCCGATATCCGGCATTATTCGTTACCTTCCTCGCCTTCCTGCGGTTCATTATCGCCGCCCAGCCGCTGCAGGTCGTCAGCGTCCATCTGCTTTAATACATCTTCGGCCCGATCAGCATCGCCGAGGATCGTCATTATCTTTTCTGTAACATAGGACTGGTCAAGGTACTGCCCTGCAGAAACGAGCGACGTGATCTCTTCCTGAACGTTTACAAGCATCGACCGCGTAAAAGTCGCCTGATCCGTTACTCCGCGCACCGCGTTGATCCCATCGATAAAGTCATGGACGCAGTATTCGAGCTGATCTGCCTTGCTGTTGATCGGCTCATAAGCGGCCCTGATCTGCGTTGCGGTTACTGCCCCCGATGCGAGGTTTTTAGTATCGAGCGCCATGTAATCCTCGTACAGATCAGCTCTTAAGCGGTCGAGCAGCGCTTCTCGGCTCGCATATGGTGCCTCGATTGTATGCGCTTCTGCCTTACCTGCGTCCGGCACGTTTGCCGCGTGCACCGTTTTAATGCGCTCCACAAACTGCGCAAGGTCTACATCATCGACACCGCCATTGTTCTGCAGCGTCCAGTAGATATACGACGCCTCGTCCACGGTATTACAAAAGCCGCTCTTGATGAGGTCGTAAGCATCGATCTGCTCGCGGATACCGAGAAGCTCGCTCTGCCTGTGCAGATTCCCCCACAGAGGCACAATAGGAAACGCGGGATAATTTTCTCCATCGTAGATCATCGTGCCATCAGCAATCGACGTGCGCACCTTCTGCGTATAACTGCGCTTTCCGGTAAGGATCGTCCCAAACTCATTATTGTCCTTCGTGTTCCAGATATAATCGGTGTACCCATCCTCCTCGTAAAGTGTCGCTCGGAGCGGTTTAGAGGAATCAATCTGCCAAAAGCGCACGCCTGCTCGCAGGGCACCATTCTCCTCGTCATACAGCGGAGCGAATTCCAAAAAGCTGAATACTTCGAGGTGATCGTAGTTTACAAATCCGAACGCAACGCCATGAACGAGCGCGTCCTTTGCAATCTCCTGCAGGCGGGTATCGAAGTCCTCACCGAGCTGGCCGGAGCCATTCTCCCACTGTACGCCGTTGCCCAGCAGGAACTGTACCTCCTGCGTTACAAACCGATTGAAGAAATTACTGGACAGCTTATAGTTCGCGCCGTATGCGTCCGGCACGGCTTTACCAGATACTGTGTATAGCAGCTTCTGAAAGTCGCAGATCGTCTTGTTCCTGTGCCGATCATAGTCGTCTGCGATCTTCGCCGTTTTGAACGGCCTGCTCGATATGTGCCCTTTGATCACCTGCCGCACAAACTCAATTCTCGCCTTGTCCGAGTCCCCGACAGCAATCAGATCCTGATATGTAACCATCTCTCTCCCTTCACCGCATATACAGCGGTTTATATGTGTTCTTAGGTACTACAATCCTCTTGGTTTTCACAAAATACCGAACCGCGTCACACAGGTGGTCGTTCACCTTAATAGGCTTCTCTGCGCCTTCTGACGAATCCCATACGTAACCGCCTGCCTCCTGCTCCCACTCTTTTATATTGCGGCTGATCTTGATTTTACCGCTGTGGATTGCATTCGCGGTTTCCCTTATACCGTCCAGCACATCATTGTCTGCCTTCCGTACTTTGTAATGGGTTCTTTTCTGCAGGAGCGTTATAAATGAGGCTGCAGACGGATCCACGATGGTTTCGAGCTTCTCGTGCATTCCGCGCTCCTTGTAATACTCGAATACATCCGTCAGCATGGCATCCAAGGCTGCAGCATATTCCTCGTCTGTTTTCTGCGTTCCGGTATCGCGCCCAGAGTAATAGTAAAGCCGCGATCCGTACCAGACGTCCTCGTGCTGCTCCCACAGAAGCGCAGCAAAGGCGTTTAATGTACCATAGTCGATTGACAGGCAGTAATTACGCTTCGCTCCCTCGTGCCATGTAGGAACGTCCGCAAGCGCGTCTGCGTACATCGGGAAGATCAGTCCTTCCGCAAGCGCCCACTCGCCGAAGATGTACCGCTTTTCATATACAGTTCCGCGGTACTCCTTCTGCAAGGCTTCGACGAATGAGCGCGGCAGAAAGGGATTATCGAAGATCGTGTATTTCTGAATATAGGAGTCGATATCCTCGCGGTCTATAAACTGCTTAAGCCAGTGCGTCGGGTATTCAGGGTTACAAGCCCCGTCAAAGCACGAATACGGCTTGTCGAGTCGCGACTGGAGCATTGCAAATACGTCCTTGTTCCACTTTGCGATCTCGTCGCCGTAACAGTACTTGATCGATGAACCCTGAATCTTAGATACCTGCGACACCTTTTCCGCTCCGAGGCAGTACACCTCCTGTCCGCAGACGGTTGCGATGTTTCTGCTGTTGATATTGCCGACGATCGATGCCGTGTACCTTTCCCGCATCGGCTGCAGGACATTTCGCTCGATTGTTTCCCTTGATACACCGAGGATTACATTGAGTCCGTCCTTGTCGCCCAGCTCGATCAACCGCTCCGGTATGACCTGCACAACATCCACGAATGACTTACCGGATCGAACAGCGCCGATTTTAAAGTTCCAGCGAGCGTTTGCGTTCAGCAGGTATTCATTCTGTTTCTGGCTCAGCGTGTAAGCTCTCGGCATTTTTTCTGTTCTCCAATAGGATCTGTTTCAGGATCTCAATATCCTCCTGTTTCTGTTCCGGCTCGTCCTGACCGATCGTATGCAGTATTTTTTCATATGCTTTGACCGCTGCACCGCCCTGTTTCGGGTTAGCAGCGATCGTAAGGAGCGTGAGCGTAATGCGCTCGGCATAAGACATGTCTGTTGGGAATCCGTTTTTATCGATTACCATTTGCCGGAGTCCGAGCTCCAGCAGCTTTTTCATGTCTGCCTTTCTGCGACGTGTCTTACCGGAATTGATGCCGCCTTTCCGAGCGTTTCTCCTAACTTCCTCCTTACTTCTCATCGATGCAGGTATTAAGTTATCATATCCTTTATTTTCGCTCATATATTTATGCTCGCAGGGCGGCTCTTAACCGCCTGCTGTCATTTCTCTGCGCGGCGCGAGCCTGCTTCTTTGCAATATAAACCCGCTCACGCTCAATGTACTTTTTAAAACTCTTCCTCGTGCCGTCATATATCTTCTCAACGCAGACGTTTCCGCTCCATGCTTCAATGCGGACTCCCTTCGAAAGGAACGATGCCGCTTTACGCGCGGATCCGCACAGGGCGATGATCTGTCTCCGCTTGCAGTCTATTACCGCGAATGTGATCGGTTCATCCTTCATTGACCAGCACCGCCTTTTTCCCTGTGAACGATTCCCAGCGTTCTATAATGACGTCGCAGTACTTTGGATCCAGCTCGCAAACATATCCGCGTCTGCCAAGCTGCTCACAGGCCATAATCGTTGTCCCGCTGCCGCCGAATGTATCGAGTACAATGTCGCCTTTCTTGGTATTGTTCCCGATCAGGTAAGCGAACAGTCCGATCGGTTTCATTGTCGGGTGCATTTCCGATCGACTCGGTCTGTTCATATCGATTACGGTTGTCTGCTTGCGGTCAGACGTCCATGTATGGCCAGCGCCGCTCTTCCATCCGTAAAGGCACGGTTCATGTTTCCACTGGTAATCCTGCCTTCCGAGTACCATCGAGTTCTTGTTCCAGATAAGGCACTCTCTTACATCCCATCCGATATCGTGGCATGCACCGCGAAAGTTGTATCCTTCGGAATCAGCGTGCCAGATATAGAAGCACGCGCCGTCCCTCATTACCGTGTCTGCCGTTGCAAATGCATCCCGCAGAAACTGCCGGAACTGATCGTCCTGCATCTTGTCGTTTTGGATTTTCAGGGCGTCCTTCGTCTTCCCTTCGTAATCCACGTTATAAGGCGGATCTGTAAGCAGAAGATCGGCCTTCGCGCCATCCATGAGGCGTTCAATCGTGCCGATATCTGTGGAGTCACCACATATAAGTCTGTGCCCCCCCATCTCGTATATATCGCCCATTTTCGTTTTGGGTTCAGCAGGCGGCTCCGGAACCTCGTCCTCGGTGACCTCCGGCAGTTCTTCCGGAGCGATTAGCTCGAATCCGAACATCGACATGTCAATATCCGAAAGTTCAAGATCCTCCAGTTCAAGATCCAAGATATCAAGATCGAAATCCGTATTCATGGTGAGCTTGTTGTGCACGAGCATATACGCTCTCCGCTGCTCATCTGTAAGGTGATCCAGCCGGATAATCGGTACTGCTTCGAATCCCAGCTCCTGCGCGGCGATAAGCCGTCCGTGGCCCTCCACAATTACGTCCTCGTTTGTTTCCGGATCTTTCCAGATGGCGATCGGATCATCAAAGCCGAACTCCTCAATGCTCTTTTTGATCTGCTCGATCTGCTCCTGCGGATGCAGCTTTGCATTATTCTCGTAAGGCTTTATCACGTCGATCGGAACATATTCTACCTGTAGGTTCATTTTTTCCTCCGTATAAGTACCCACCATCCCACCCGCAAATAGGAGGAAACCTGCCTTACGCAGGTTTTCCCTGTCTCATCTATCATTTTATGGCAACGTCATTTTTTGCGCAAAATTTATGCTTTATCAGGTAAACGGCAAGTCCTCTGTGATGCCTTCCGGAATCTTCATCCATTCCTCCGTGGGCGTGTACGGTTCCCGCTGCGGTTCAGTTGCAGCAGGTGCACTCGGCTGCGCATTTTCGCTCTTGCTCTGTGCGAACTCCTGATCCTCAACAACTACATCGGTCGTGTAAATCTTGCGGCCCTCTTTATTCGTGTAAGAGCCTGTCTGAATCCGACCGCGCACTGTAACGCGCATCCCCTGTGTAAAATACTTCTCCACAAACTCGCCGCTCTTCCCGAACGCGATGCAGGAAATAAAGTCCGCGCTCTTTTCCTTCCCTCTGCGGTCAACTGCGAGCGTATACCTCGCGACGCACATTCCTTCCTGCGTATAACGCGTCTCGGGATCCTTTGTCAGCCTTCCCATCAATACAACACAGTTCATGATTTTTCCTCCTTCTTTTGTTTTAACGGTTTCAATACCAGATCATATCCGAGCACGTTCAGAATCTTTTCTGCTTTTACAAGCTGTGTCCCTTTGCTTTTATTAATAAAGTCATATAGTGCCTGAGGTGACATCCCTGCCTTAAACGCAACTTCACTCGCTGTAAAGTCGCAGCTTTCTATAATGATCCGGATGCATTTCATGATCTCGCTTTTATTATTTGTCTTCGACTTCCCCATCCGATTCACCTCTCATTTCTGAACCGCAGTTCGGGCAGTAGTGGTATAAACCTTCATAGCACTCAAGCGTGTTCCCGTATGCATGGAAGAAGCACTCTGAACAGTGATACCCTTCATCGTCCCATATCCACTTCCCCTTCTTCCGCTCTTCGATGGTCGGCTGTTCGTCAATCACTCCAATGATGCAAGCCTTATCGTATGTATCAGAAAAGCCGTTGTAGCAGTCCTGTAGGGCGAGTATGTCTTTTTTAAGCCTGTCAACGTATATTAGCTTACTCATCGGTTCTCCTTTCTGCATTAAGTTTCTTCAGCTTTTCGGTGCATTCTCTGATTCCATCAGCCAACCCTTTTATGTATGCTTCCCGTGCTGACAGTGGCTCTATGGTCGGCTGTTCGTCAACGCAAGATAACGCTATTTCTAATCCTTCAAGCTGTTCATATTCGGAGTTTGTATGCTTTACTTCGATGCACTCTTTTATGTCTGCCATCAGCGCATCCGCATCTATTATCCTCATTCTTCCCGCCTTTCTTCATCATTCTCGTCTTCTTCATCATATGCCCTATATGGAGTAAGTGCATTCGCCAATAGTGAAGCAAACCTGCCGCCTATAGTTTGGCTTGCACTAATCTCCGATGCTGTAGCTTCGATTTCCGTAACAGTTTCAATAACCTTAATTTTCATTCTTCCCGCCTTTTTCCCTTTTCACCGCGACAGCAAAAGTCATCATCGTACCAAAGCCCGTCAACCTCTTCGCAGTAATCCCAACCCGCGTGATATATGCAATCCTTACACCGCACTATTTCTGGCTGTGCGGATGGCAATGAAAGGTATAATTCAGTTATCAAACCATCTCCAGTTCCAGTTACCTCAATGCCATCTGTGTCAATAATTCTGTCTCCAACCTCGAACATTACTTCTCTCGGGCGACCCGTTGCCCCACCTCGTTCATTCTTTTTCAATAACTCAATCAGTTCCGTTGTCGTCATCCGAATCACCTCGCTCTCCATCAGCACAATACCAATCATCACTCTGCACCTTGTTATGGTTCAGTTCGCATACATTAAACAGCACACCTTCGCCATCGACATAGCAGTGCTTGCATTGACCGCACCTAATGATTTGTGGCTGTGCGGATGGCAATTCTCTGTCGAGCATATCGCATAGTTCCATGCAAGCCTTATCTGCCTTGTCCACGCTTCTTTTCATAAACAGCGACAGACTCACCTTATCTCGGATAAATCTTATCGCCGCCTGTCTGCTGATTAAATCGTTTTGCATATTCCTTCCTCATTTCTTTCTGAAACTTCTTCAAGAAGCTACAGCTTTCGCAATGTTCAAACAGAATTCCATTTCGGTCGCATCGGTATTTTGGGCAATCCGCAATAAGCTGTCCGGCATGGTAGCAGTGCGGATCATCGCAGTCCACGCAGAGGTTCTTCCGTGTGCATTCCTTAAGCGTGAACATCACTCGCTCCAATCTATCGCCTGTCCACACTTTGGACAGTGTGCGTCACCCTTTACTGTTGTTCGTGTCGTTCTCAGCCGTCTCAGACAGGTCGGGCACTGGCAGACATCCAAGTCCGGCATATACGGATAATGAATCGTCTTGCGGTAAGGTTTCTTTGGTATCTGCTTCTGCATCAGTTCTTCGCACATTTCCTTTGCCCACGGATCTACATCGACCGCTGTTTTGATGTGGTCTATGCAGCTTTGAATTCTGCTTGCTTCATCGTTCATTCTTTCCACCTATTCTTTCTGATGCACCGTGTGCAGTTCTTTATCTCGTCGCAGCACCCATATCTTTTTCCGACGATCCGGCACAAAAATGGATACCATATATCCCAATAAAAGTTAAACCTGTGAATCATCCGCTGTAGTCCCTCCATCCATTTGCTATATACGGCTGCCCGTTGTGGTCTACCAGCACCGTCGTGTTTCCGTACCGCATCAAATACTCGACTCCGGTCTGAGTGTCCACCACGATCTTGTAATCGGCCTGCGACTCAATCGCGGTAAAACGGCAGGAAGATTCCTCGTAAAAATACGGTGTTTCTCTTTTACCGCACCCTGCCAGCATTAATGCCAGCAGGATGGTTGCGATTATCCTTTTCATTTATTCTCCTCTTCTTCCAGCAGTTCCTCGATATCCTTCCAGTTCTGCTCAAGCTCATCGTCGTCCGGTGTCCCGCTTGCGATAGTAAGCGCCATCAGCATTGCGCCGAACATTCCTCCAAAAATAAAAACCACCACATAGATCATATGTCGCCCTCCTTACGGTTTACCGACCGCTCTACTTCGAATCCTTCCGGATACCGTTCGCTCAGCTTATCGATATTCTTCTGCATCACATATTCCAGCGTCACCCCGATACCCGTTGCCGCGATCGCAAGGTACCAGCAAATGTCTCCGAGCTCCTTGATCAGATGCTCCGCATCGAGCGGATGTCCCTGAAAGCGCCACTTCTTTATCAGGTCAATGAACTCTCCTGCTTCACCGCAAAGTCCCATGGCACCTTCTTCGAGCAGCTTGTCCGGATCATATACTTTTCCTGCATATACCGCATTCTGCTCCTGCGTGTACGTGCGCGATGTCCGCAGCGCTGCGTTCTGGTATTCATTTATCGTCATTTCTTTCTCCTCATGTACTTTTCCACTGCCTTGCGCTTCAAAGACTCAATAAGCTCGGCGACGTCGTATGCGACGCCTCTCACGAGCGGCGACCGCCGCAGGAAGTGTTCTTCGCTGCTCATATTTGATCTCGCGTTGCTGATATCCCGCTTATCGCCTCGGTCGAGTGCGGCTAAGTATTCCGCATAAGCTCCCATGTAGGCAGTCGCTGAATCCCTGAAAACTTTTTCAAGAAGTCTTACCGCTCCATTGTTATCCATAGTTTCCGCTTTCAGTGGCGGGAATTCTGGATCCTGCATATGCCATTTGCTTTTCTTTACGTTCATGCTGTTTTCTTTCTCCTAAGTGCAAATATCTCCAGCAGCTCCTCGATGCGTTCCTGATTAGGATCCTTCAATACGTACCTGCGGAACCTTACTCCATCGCGTTCGTCGTCAATGCGGTTGATCTTCACTCCCATCTGCTCCAGTTCTCCGATCCGTTTATGCGTCCAGTTTATGTTCAGCTTTGTAACGCCCTCTCGGATTGTCAGGCCTGACTTCGGGTGTGTGACTAAGTACCGCAGTACCTTTTCATGCTGTGTCATAGATCTCGCTCCTTTCTGTAAATCAAATCATCCTCGTTCCAGCCATCGTAGTTGTTCATCAGGTACCGCCTTGCTGCGTCGAGATATATCTTTCTATCAACCGTATGATCCATTCGCTCGTGGCATTCGAAGCAGGCGGTTACTATATTTTTTTCAATCCCAAGGCCGCCCTTCGACCGCGGAATATAATGGGCGTTCGGATACCCCATCCTGCCGCAGAAAATGCAGCGTCCTCCGTCCCGTTCCATTACCGCCTGCTTTACCTTGCGCGGGATGTCCGTTTTCCTACTTCGATCTGTTTTGTAAGCCATTGAACAGCCTCCGCTCTTCGAATGTTTCAATCTCGTCCATCGGGATATCGCACCCGATGCATTCATTTCTTACGCCCTGAATCAGCTCATACATCTGCTTGCTGTTGTACGTGTGCGTCCCCTTTACCTTGCAGAACGCTCGCATCTTTACGCCGCGGAATTCATCGGTATATGACGTCGGGATGTAGTGCTCCGTCATGTTCCTTTTCCACTTCCCGTCATCCGGAAGGATCTCGTAAATCGGTTTGCCTTCCCGATCGCGGATCAGCTCGTGCGTTCCGTACTGCAGGATCATGTCATTCTTCACCTCATAAAAACGATCGCCGTTCCCGTGGGCCAGCAAGCCGACCAGTCTGTGAAAGTATGCATTCGCCTGCAGGCTCCGTTTACTCCTGTGCACGTCCAGATCGAACATTTTATCCGGATCGTCCTTTACCACCCGCAGCAGCCATGTAATTAGCTGTGTCGCTGTTCCGGTCACCCTGAATCACCTCCAAACCCTAAAAGCGTCGCTTCGAGATCATCGTAGTCGTAATCGCGCTGCTCAAAGTTGTTAAAACGATTCTTGCTCTTTGAAGCGTCCTTCTTCTTTATGTCGTCCTTCGGATAAATCGTCATCCATCCTCTCTCAATCGCCGTCTGGATCAGCTCGATACGTTCTGCATCCGTTTTGCTGTTTTCATACAGACGCTTTACAAAAAGCTCCACAGCGTGATCGGACATCGGCCTTCGTTGCTTTTTTCTCTGCTCTATAAAGAACTCGATCTCTTTCCGCACCTCCTCACTGCAGGATGCAAGCGCCTCCTCGCGTGCGCGCGCGCGTTTTATTTTTTTATCATTAACATCTACATCTTCATCTACATCTACATTAACAGTTCGTTTTGTTCCCTCTTGTTCACGCGTGTTCGCGTTTGTTTCTTTCTGTTGAACAGAATGAACACTTGTTCGTTTTGTTCCTTCATGTTCGCTTTTGTTCCTACGTGCCTCGCCGCTCGCACTTCCCGCAGCAGATCTCTTTGCAACGGTGTCCTCGTACCGCTGCCGATCCCGATCAAGCTGTGTACGAATGAAAGAAAACGCCATGCTTATGGCAGGACTCATCTCCGGCAGTTCATTCCCTGTTTCATAGTTCATGATTGCCGTAATAAGAATCCCGCGTTCCTCCATCGTGAGGAGCTGCAGGTGCTCGGCATATTCTGTATATAAAACAAAGCTGTTTTTCACTGCTCCACCTCTTCTATCGTTACCTCGATCCGCGGATGCTTTCTGTCTATGTGCCATGTATCGAAGCTGTTTACCACGTACTCCCATCCGTCGTCTTCAATGATTCCCGCCATTACCAGCGCGTCCTGCGTGAACTTATGGGTTATACTGGCGATGTTGTCGCGATCCCTGCGCCTGTCCGGAACAAAGTGCTCATATACCAGCACCACCGGATTCTTTACCCTGCGGATCCGTGCCCTCTGAATGTATGTCATGATGTATTTCTGCCATGTCTTTTTCATAGTGGCTGCGGCAAACCGTGTGGTGCGCTCCGCTTTGATGTATTCATTGAGGGACGGCAGCCGCCCCTCAATCACAAACTTCTGCCTCATGCCATTCCCCTCTGCGCATAATAGTTGTAGAGGGCCATGATTGCCGGATCCGGTGCCTTGGCAACACTGTCGACTCCGACCCGCTTCAACCAGTTCTCAAGCGCTTCAGGCTTACTGGCCTTAAGGATCGCCTCGACCATCGTGTTGCGGTCGGGATAAGCAACAGCCGCTTTCTGCGCAGGCGTTTCCGGTGTCGCAGGAACCTCGGCCTGTTCTGGGGAAGGGCGGCTCATGCGATGCTGTGACGGCCTCTGCATGGTTCTCGGAGCGGGTTCAGGAGAATCCTCTTCGGAATCCCGCATCTCTTCTGTCGGAATGCAGAAAGCCTGAAAGCATGCGTATTTGAATGCGGCACTCATGGCCTTGTTTGTGCTCTTGTCTCCGGAATCCATCCCCTCGCCGATCACCACCGCCGTTACGCTGGTGCCATCCTCGGCATAAAAGGTGTATTTAACCTTCACCGTTGAGTAGATCAGGACTCCTCCGTTCTGCGTTGTGCGCTTTTCGCGTTCCTGATCCTGCACCTCCGGCACTACAAAGACCTTATGCTTGCGGAGCGCAGGGTTCAGCGCGTTCATTACAGCGTCGATTCCGCGGTATTTATATCTCTGTTTTTCGTTCGTGGAGCTCTTTGCCACCGTTCCGCAGTCTTCCATTACTGCTGCCATGGACTCGTAAATATTCATCTTTTTCCTCCTGCTTTCGCTCGTACTCATATCGCTCTTCCCTGTTCTGCCAGTATTCGAATGATTTCAACATGTTGGTCACCTGATCCGCAGGCTCTCGCCCTGTTCGAGGTGCGCGATGCCTTCCAGCTCCCTGCCGTCCTTAAGAGCCTCTTTGATTGCGGCCTTGTCGATTTCCGGATCCCGCATTACCAAGAACTCTGCAGGAATACTGAAAACGTCGGTCGTGTCCATGACCACTGATGCCGGATTTTTCTGAATACCGAAGGAAAACAGTGTCGTTTTAAACTTTTTCTTGTCGCAGGCGATCATCGCTGCCTGCAGGTTTTCCTTAATACGCTTTACGGATCCTTCCAGTGCCTTCTTACGGGCCTGCAGGCGGTCAATCTCTTTCTTGAGCGCGTCAGAATCGGCGCTGAGCTGGGCGATCACCTTCGCATATCCGTCCGCTTTATCCTCAAAATCTCCCTCAACGGCCTCCATCGTGTCCGCGATTACCTGCGGGTCAACTTCGGGATCCGAAGCCACCTCTAAAAGCTGCAGGTACTGCTCGGTGATTTCATAAAGTTTCATTTTTAGCACTCCTCTCTATTGCGCTTCTGACTTTCAAAGTCTGCGTGATCTGTTCCGTTGCCTTTTCGATGATTTTTGCGTTCTGGTCAACGCACGTTTTCCTCCAGCTGTGGATCGCTCCAAGAAGCTCCTCGTTCTGGGCCCTTATCACGTTCTCGGTCTTTATCAGCTCCTCAAGAAGATTTACGATCCGGACATATTCGGCAGCATTATTCGTCGCAAGTTTTTCCGGCTTCTCTTCCGGCTTCTTCTCTTCGACCCTATAGAAGCCTGTAGGTTTAAAAAGTGCCTGCTCGATCTTTGCCACATTCTCTTCTGTTGCTTTGCCATCGTGCAGGATGTTGCCGAGCCATGTTCTGCTCCTCCCAATACTGATGCCGACCTGCTCCTGCGTTACTCCCATCTTTTTCAGATCCTGCCGGATCAGTTCAGTGTTTACGGTTACGACTGCCATGATGATTTTTCCTCCTTTGTCTTTGCATCTCGTCATATGCGGTAAGAAAGTACATTGCTAACTCAGCTGCTAAAAAAGCTCCGCATATGGCTCCTTTTGAATTCACCCACGGGATCGCGTTTGCTACGAAATACGCCAGCAGCAGCGCGATTACCGCATTTTTAATTACGTCTACTCCCCTCATGACTTCCCCCTATTTGATGCCCCTGATTACTTTCAGGAGCTGCTCGTCCGTCATGCCCTTCGCCTTTGCAATCCGTGCGAATCCGTAAAGCGATATGCAGTCCGGATGCTTGCGCCAGTAATAGAGCGTACTGGCAGGAATGTTTACCTTCTGCCCCAGCGCGGAAATGTTCGTCAGCGTTACTCCGGATCCAAAGATCCTCATCGCTGTTTCCGCGTCAGTGTCCCTTAGTAACGACCTCGGCATGTTTCCTCCTTATGCATCTTTGATGATTAAAAGCAGCGCCAGAAATGTTACTGCCCCGACCGCGATATATCCGGTCTTCAGAATTGCTACGATCGCAACGCTGGCGGCA